GGAACACAGTTACAAACTCAATACCTGTACCTGAAATTTCATTTTGCATATCAAATCTTAAATCCTCTTTTTTTTCAGCCATTGATTTCCTTACAGTCAGTACGCCGTTATTGTAATATCCGTAATAGTTTTGGTTGTCTATATTATCACTATGTTTTTCGGTAAACAAGAAATGAGTCATAGATATATATCCAGGCAAAAGATGCTCTATTATTTTATCTACCTTATCTTTTTCAGACTTTGAATATGCTTTTTTAGTCCATATATTAGAAGATGTTCCATCCATAGAGAGAAATTCAGCAATCGTATCTTCATTTACTATATAGTATTTTTCACCTCGTTTCTTTTCAGGTTCTGTTTTTTCGATTTGATCATTTACTATATATTGATTACTTTTTAAATATCTACCATTAACAATATTAAGAGCAATTATTGCAACAACAATAGACACGACAGTATAAATTGTCATTGTATTAATCTCTATAAGAAATTTAGATTTTAGTATATCAATAATCTTATATTTAAACCTCAAAACTAGAAATACAACTAATAAAATAATAAAGCTCCACATATCTAACCAATTTTTCGTTCATTCTTAACCATTGCCAACTCAGTTTCCAAGCGCTTTACCTTTTCTTCAAGCAACTTTATTGTTTTATCTTTCTCGTTGAGTGCACCTTGTAGAGTCGCAATCGTATCTACAAGTCGGTTCATCCGTTCCATGTTAGAGTCAGGTATGATATTCCGTTCATGCTCTACATCCGAAAGTAACATAGTTCCTTTCCCGCGCAACAACCATTCTGAGGAAATATCTTCAAAAGTGGATAATATAGCATTTACAGTTGCCAAACTGAGTTCCCTAACACCATTCAATTGCCTATTAAGTGTATTTTGTGCCAAACCACATTTAATAGCAAAAGCTCTATCCGATAATCCCGAATAGGCAATTATTTCTTTAATTCTTTCAATCATATTATGTTAATCAAAAGTTAAATAATACCAATCGGGATTATTATAAAGGCAAAACATTTGCAAATAATACCAATTGGGATTACCTTTGCAATACCAATCAATCAATAAACAAATATATGAATAATAGTTCACATATCCAATCGAATAGTAATAAAAGTTGCGCAAAAAAACGCGACTATAGGTTAGTTGTGGATGGCAAATATAACCGCAAAGCCATCATGCAGAGGGCATGGGCGTTCATGAAAGTTTATAAGGGATATACTTTGAAATCAGCCTTACGACAAGCTTGGATAGACGCCATTCTTGCCATGGAAGACTATAACTACTCACAGAACATCAAGCCCCGCCTGCCAAAATCAGGACTCACGATGAAAAGCCTGTACGCCAACCCGACAGGTGACATGGCTAATGGATATGCAACCAGATAATTCAATCATACCAATCAAATATCAATCATCATGGAAGAAGAATTAAGAAAACGAATTGAAGAACTTGAAGCCCAAAACAAGGAGCTGAAATTTCAAAGCGACCAGAATGCAAAATTCTGGACTGAGGCAGAAAAAAGATGCAAAGTTCTTGAGGCTGCCCTTGAATCCATAGCAATTACAGCAGGCATCTTGAAAGATTCTCTTGTACAGAAGCCGTAACCTCACCGAAGTCAAACCAAACCACCGGCGGGCAACCGCCACCCGGTATGCTCTTGGGTGGGCGACCGGGAACACACAGAGAAGAGTTCTTTGACATCTTGGTATTTAGGAGTTCGCAGATTTCCTCCTGCACAAACCGGACTACGGGAGTAAGCATAATCTGCCAACGACATAATGCTGTGAGTAAGGGTCAGACTCGTGTCGTTGTAAAAATAATCAGCTAGACCTGTAAGGGCCGTTGAAACATGGATTTCAATTTACGATATATAACAGGTGATGTAGTTCAGTCAGGCAGAGCACATGGTTCCCATGAGGCCGGCGGTTCGAGTCCGCCCGTCACCTCTAATTAAGATTTGAATTATGTATAACAAATCTTGTATATGGCGCATGCTGTCAAAGCTAAAACAAATAACAGAAATGAAACGTAAGACGCTTTTTCACAAAATGCGAAGATGGGCTTACGCTCAACGTATTGCTTCGAGGAAGAAGAATCAATTCCAAGGATTCCCATTCTATATTCCACTATTTTATTATAGGAAATGCGAGACAATGCATTGCTCATGGCTCGATTCTCGAATAAAGATATGCTTGCGAAAAGGATACATACCGAATTTAATAAAATTGCGGATGCCAAGAGGACACGATTGCAAAGACTGCCATTTGAAACGTTGGCAAAAGAAACCATAACAGCGAAGATTGTTGAAGATACCATGAGTATTGTACTCTGTATCTTGAAAATCCATTGGGCTTTCATATCAAGTGAGTTTTTAAATACTTTGTGAAGACATTCTTCAATTTCATATTTTTCCATAACCACTTAATTTTTTGATTAGACACCACAAAGTTAAGTAAATCTCCCGAAAAAGGCGTGATGCCGCTGACCGGATCGGCTCGGGAGAACTATTACTATAATTTTTTTCAATCATGACAGAAACAACAGAAAAAAAAGAAATCGTTCCGACACTCCGCAAAATGGCGGTCGGTGAATGTGAGGTATTCCCTTTAAGTCAGGCCAGATCAATCGGCAGCACGATTTATGGTGCCAATCTGGCTGTGGAACGTGCGAACGGATACAAATGGTCCGCGAAAACCAATATCGAAAAGAAAACGGTAACAGTAACCAGAACCCAGTGATATGATTTTTCTATGCAACAACAAGGTAAGGACAACTATGCTTATGGACAATACCGCTGATATCCTTCTGGATAACATCATGCGTGTGATGTCCGGAGAATATTTCGGACAGACAAAGGCAGCCGCAATAGTAGGCGGAAAGAAAAAACTGGAACGTCTGATCGAATCAGGCAAGATAGAGGCTGTCAAGCCGAGAAACTCGCAGAACGGAAAATGGTTCTGCAATGCCGCACAAGTACTAATGCATTGCAGGAATATGAGAAAGACTGGAAAAACCGGAAAAAAGAAACAAGAATGAAAAAAATACTATTCATTATGTGGATCAGCCTGCTGGCTGTTCCCACTCTGATGACTTTCACTCTGGATAATGAAGGTCATATAACTTATCTGAATGTGATCGGGCTGGTATATTCAATATGTACAGCTTTCCTTTGGGAAAGAATGATGCCCGGTTATATGGTCAGGTATATAAAGAAGTTGATCCGTGAGGATTGATCCTGGTTGCTTGTTATCAGCCCGGAAGCGTCCGGGCAAAGCGGATGTAGCTCAGTCAGGCAGAGCGCATGGTTTTCCGTGAGGTCGGCGGTTCGAGTCCGCCCGTCCGCACCAGTAGCCCGTGAGGGTGAACCTTTCAATCATATTGAATACTAATTAATCAATCAAGCCCGGAAGTGTCCGGGCGCATGGACGATTAGCTCAGAGGCAGAGCATCAGCTTCCCAAGCTGAGGGTCGCGGGTTCAAGTCCCGTATCGTCCACGATGCAATTGCATATTTTTACCTGAAGAGCGGGAGCCGTACCTACCCGTATAAACGTAGCCATGTTAGAGACTTCAAGGCAGTGAAGCAGAGAACAATTTGTTAGATAATAATTTAACCCAAAGCCGCTGGAAAGGACAGCGTGAGGTGGAAGCCCTCTTTTATATGTTATATTCTATATCTTCATTTATCCCGGTGTGTCCTGACCGACTATCCGGGAACAAAGCCCGTGAGGGTGAATTTCGAATCACATAAATGAAACTTAATGCGGGCCGCCTCACGGGATGGGGTGGCTATAACACGCATAAAACAACCGGGGTTCCCAAGAGTTCAGAAAACTGATCTTCGTCGGGGAGGGTTCGATACCCTCATGCGTGACGTCCGTGAGGATAATTGTATTTTTCATAATAATAGATTAAGATGAGAAAAGCCCACCGTACAGCGGTACGGTGGCAAAACGGAGAAATGGCGGAATAGGCAGACGCACCATTAGATGACAGGAAGGCCAACCTTGGATGTGGCGGACCTGGCAACTCATCCCGGTTCGAATCCGGGTTTCTCCACCATGAACCTGTGAAGGCCTGACTAGTAGTTTTGTCGCATTTATTTTATGTTTGTGATTTCGGTGCATGGTCTGTGAAGATAGTGCACCTTTTTACCGGTTTACAAACATGCTATTAGAATTATAAATTGTATCAGCATATTGGCTGATTGTATTATATACCCCAAAGAATCCCTCTTCGGGGTTGCTATCCAAGTTCATCATCAGGAACGGGAAGCTGGAGAGTAAAATTGTATTCTTTGGCTTTTCCATTCTCCTAATTCTTTGGGAAAATGGCGATAAAATGGCGAAGATTCTGTTTGCCAAACTTGTCAATAAAAGATAACTTTATAGATATAAACAACTAAAAGTCAAACCAATAAAATTAAATTATGGCTGCTAAAAAAGAAGAAAAAGCACAAGGAAGTCAAATCAGAACATTATTGGCTTCCGAGATTGAATGCAGAGTCGGCACGATGAAGCAGAACGGCTGTTCCCTCCTGCTCTATAAAGATGCCCGTGTTGATATGCGTATGCTGGATGAGGTCTATGGTCCAAACAACTGGCAGCGTAGCCACGAACTGATAAACGGAAACCTGTTCTGCACGATATCTGTCTGGGACACTGATAAAGGCGTATGGGTAAACAAACAGGATGTGGGTACGGAGTCCAATACCGAGAAGGAGAAAGGACAGGCGTCCGATGCCTTCAAACGCGCCGCTTTCAACTGGGGAATCGGTCGTGAGCTTTACACGGCTCCCTTCATCTGGATAACGTTGGATTCCTCGGAAGTATATGAAAAAACCGGCTACAATGGCTCCAAGAGTTTTGGAACAAATGCCAAGTTCAACGTACAGTCGATTGAATACAACCAGCAGCGTGAAATCTCCAAACTGGTGATTGTTGACGGCAGAGGTGACGTAAGATATGTTTTCGGTGAAGTGAAAGAGAAAGTGAAAGAACAGGCACCTGCCAGAACCGTGCCTAAAAATCCGGCACAGGCTCCTGCCGCTTTTACCGGTGCGCAACTGAAACAGGCAGTTGATGAGATGAATGCCTGCAAGTCACGGGCGCAGGTCCTGTCTGTCTGGAAAAGATACACAGTCATGCAGAACAATAACGAGTTTCGTAACGCCTGTATTGAAATGGGCAAAAAATATCCTGAAAAGAAATGATAAAATTAGTAAAGTCCCCTGTGGTTTTCAATGAAGAGAACCACACCTATTTTCTTGGAGAGAAACAGCTCCGGGGAATTACCGGTATGATCAGCCGGCAGTTGTTTCCCGACAAGTACAAAGGCGTTCCCGACCATGTGATGAGGCGTGCGGCCGACAAGGGCAGCCGCATCCATTCACAATGCGAATTTGTAGACTCGACAGGATTCGAGCCTGAAAGCATCGAGGCGGAGAACTATTTACGTGAGCGCATGAATGCCGGATATGACGCGCTGGCCAACGAATACACAGTATCCGATGAGGAGTACTTCGCATCCAACATCGACTGTGTATGGGAAAAGGAAGGTGAGATCAGCCTGGCGGATATCAAGACCACTTACCGGATAGACAAAGAATCCCTTAGCTGGCAGTTGTCCATATACGCATACCTCTTTGAGAGGCAGAATCCCGGACTGAAAGTCAGAAACCTGTACGGGGTCTGGCTCCGTGGAGACAAGTCCGAGCTTATTCCTGTTGAGCGCAGGTCTGATGAAGAAGTAATGCGCCTCATGGAATGCGAAGTGAAGGGTGAGAAATACCTTTCCACAGAAATAGCATCTGCCGGAAACCTGCAGTTGATGACTGCGGCGGCTGTACAAATGCTTATTGATATCCAGGAAGAGCTGGATTTTGCCAAGGAACAGAGCGAACAGATGAAGGAAGGACTGAAAAACGCCATGATAGAGAATGGGGTGAATGTATGGGATGCCGGACGACTGCGTGCTTCCGTCACTCCCGCCACAACAGGCAAGTCATTCGACACCAAGGCATTCCAGACTGACTATCCGGATTTGTATTCAAAGTATCTGAAATCTGTCGAAAAGAAAGCATCTATTCGTATAACCATAAGAAAGGAGAAAGAAAATGAGTGTGAATAAAGCAATCCTGTTAGGACATCTCGGAAAGGATCCCGATGTCAGATATCTTGAGGGCGGTGTCGCCGTCGGCCAGTTCTCTCTTGCCACGACCAAGCGCGCACAGACTTTGCCAAATGGCACACAAATTCCCGAACGTACCGAATGGCATAATATCGTAGTATGGCGTGGTATTGCCGAAACAGCCAAGAAGTATCTTCATAAAGGGGATAAGGTATATGTCGAAGGCGAAATCAGAAGCCGGTCGTTTGAAGACAAGAACGGTGTCAGGCATACTGTCGTTGAGATATTTGCAGAAAGCATGGAGATGGTAACTGTCAAGCAGCAGACACAACATGCCAGTTCCGATGATGAGTTGCCCTGCTGATGGAAGCCACTATTATAAAGAAAGACGGTAAAGCAACTCTTGACAAACCGTTTGAGTTCATGCTAAGCCTGCTGAGAAATGGGGAATATACCCTCACCATCAAACGCAAGACCAAGCCCCGTACCCTCAACCAGAATGCCCTCATGTGGCAATGGTTCCGATGTATCGGGGCCTGTTTCAGGGAATACACAGGAGAGGAATATTGGAGCACCGCTGACGGTGTGCAGGACATACATGATCTCTACTGCAAGAAATTTCTGAGCAAACAGGTGACCATAGGTGGAAAGACCGAAACCATATCCCGTGGCACAAGCAAGCTGAATACCTTGGAAATGACAAACTTCATGGAAAGCGTGAAGGCTGATGTCAACAATGATTTTGGCATCATACTCCCCTTGCCTACCGATAAGTACTATTCCGCCTTTGTAGCCGAGTATGAAGGCAGATATTAATAATAACAAATTAAAATATAATTATGATTACAAACGATTATGAACCGGAGGAACTGCAGTTTGTCCTGCCGGAAGTTGTAAAAGACACATTCCCTCTTGAACTGACATTCGGAAATGCTGAAAACGAGAAGGAGATCATCAAGGCTGTCAACGAGCATTTCAATGTCATGTTCCCGGAGAATGAACTGGCAATGAGATATATGGATAATTTTGAAAAAGACGAGATCAGAAAGAAGTATTGTGAGCTCGTAGAGAAAGAACTGCCAAGTGCCGAGGCAGAACTGCTGAGTGCAAAGGAAGAGGCCAAACGACTGAAGGCGAACGCTGAGGAGGCTCTTAATTCGGTTAGCAGACAGATCAAGGATTATGCCGCCAAGGTGACGGAAGGCACAAAGGAAAAGAAGCTGCCGCCAACCAAGACATTCCGTATAGCCCTGAACGGCTACTACCTTTTCTATTCGGTAATAAACGGCCGTGTTCTGCTGGTCAAGGCTGAAAAGATTTCATCTTACGACAAATCTTCCCTGTGGGCGCAGGAGGATAGAAACCGCACAGCCATGATGGAACTGTTCGGACTGGATTTTCCGGCAGTGGAGAAACCTGACGATGATGATTTTGACAACGAACATGACATGATTCCGGATGACAGCGACGACGAGCTAGGTAATGAAGATGATCTGAACGATGCATTGGGATGTGTTGATTCTGACGAAGAAGAAAACTGATGAGCAGGCTACGGCATAAGAAGGGACGCAAGTCGGCGTATGCGCTCTCCCTGACACGGAATCCATATTGGGAGAAGGTTGCAAGGGAAATACGTATCAGGGACGGACACAAATGCCGGCATTGTAACGCCCTCTATCCGCTGGAAGTACATCATATGCGCTATAAGGTGAACGGAATGTCCATAGTCGGTCATGAACTCGAACATCTGGACTGCCTTGTCACCTTATGCGCCTCTTGCCACGAAAAAGTTCATAAAGGAGTTATCAGACTATGAAATATCAATTACGAGATTATCAAAAAAAAGCCAGTGATGCCGCTGTAATGTGTTTTAAGATGAAGTCAGGCAGGAACGGTCTTTTGGTACTTCCGACAGGTGCGGGCAAATCACTCATCATAGCGGATATAGCAGCGAGGCTTGAGGAGCCTCTGATTGTATTCCAGCCTAATAAAGAAATATTGGAACAGAACTTTGCGAAGCTGCAAACATACGGAATTTGGGATTGCAGCATATATTCCGCGTCAGTGGGCCGGAAAGAGATCAGCCGCATCACATTCGCCACTATCGGCAGTGTCATCCGGCATATGAAGGACTTCCAGCATTTCAAGAACATTCTGATTGATGAATGCCATCTTGTCAAGCCAAGCGATGGAATGTACAAGAGATTCTTCGAACAGGCTGAAAGAAGGATTGTAGGGCTTACCGCCACCCCATACCGGTTATATTCCTGCATGAACGGAAGTATGCTTAAGTTTCTCACCCGTACCCGTCCGCGTGTCTTCTCCCAGGTCCTGTATTATTGCCAGGTAAGCGAATTGCTTGCCAAAGGGTTTCTTTCCCGGTTGAAGTATTACGATGTCACGAGAATTGACCTGACCAAAGTGAGGAGAAACTCTTCCGGAGCTGATTTTGACGACGCAAGCCTGTCTGATGAATTCCGGCGTGTGGATCTGTACGGCTATCTCATCTCCATAGTGAAACGATTGCTTCATCCCAAAGTCGGGGGAGCACGTAAAGGCATGCTTGTTTTCACCCGGTTCACCGCCGAGGCTGAAATGCTTGCACGGGAGATTCCTGACAGCGCCGTTGTAAGCGCGGATACCACCAAATCTGACCGTGAGAGAATACTTGCCGAATTCAAAGCCGGGAAAATAAAAGTTGTAGCCAATGTCGGCGTGCTTACCACAGGGTTTGACTATCCAGAACTTGACACCGTCGTGCTTTGCAGACCTACCATGTCACTCTCACTGTATTATCAGATGGTCGGACGTGTCATTCGTCCGTGCCCCGGCAAGAACGGCTGGGTCATAGACTTATGTGGCAATATCAGGACATTCGGGAAAGTCGAGGATTTAAGGGTAGAACAACCGGAAAAGGACAAATGGTGCATCAAGAGCAATGGCAAACAATTAACTAACGTAATATTATAATCATGTATATCATAAGAGGACAAATACCATCAAAGAGCAATTGTTACAAGATTGTTTCTCATTTTGATCCCAAGACCCGAAAGACACATTCCTCGCTTGCAAAACAGGAAGTGCTCAAGGAATACGAAAAGAATTTTTATATCCAATGCCCCGAACGGGGACGGATGATTGAGGGATATTTCAGACTGAGGGCAAAAGTCTATTATAACAGCAAACGGCCGGATTTGGACAACTCACTGAAAATACTGCTTGACTGTCTGCAAATGACGGGAACAATCAAAAACGACCGTCAGTGCGTGTACATAGAGATTGAAAAATTCGTTGACCGGAAAGAACCGCGTGTCGAGTATGAAATAACCCCGGTTGAATTCGGGTAAAGGAAACGCCTATGGCAAGACCTAATAAAATGGGATTGGATTATTTCCCTTTTGACGTTGATTTCTTTAATGATGAGAAGATTGTAGCCATATCCGGGGAATTCGGGATTAAAGGAGAAATTGTTGTAATCAAGCTGCTTTGTGCGATATACCGAAATGGATATTTCATATTGTGGAATGATCTGCTGAAATTCAAACTCCTTAGAGACCTGCCCGGAGTGTCTTCTGAATTGCTCGACAGCATAATGAACCGTTTAGTCTTATGGGGCTTCTTTGACAAAGACCTGTTTGATTCGATGGGAGTTCTTACCAGTGCGGGCATCCAAAAGCGATATTTCAAAATATCTAAAAGGCGTAAATCTGTGGATGATTTTAGATACTTATTAATCAAAGTTAGCGGTTGCGAAAACAAGGAAGTTTTTTCTTCCGACGATGGAGATGTATCGAGCGATACAGTTAATGTTTGCAATGGCGGGGTTAATGTATGCAATAACCCTTTTACTGCCGACATTAATGTATGCAAAAACACCACAAAGAAAAGGAAAGGAAATAATAAAGAAATCTCTCTATCGAGAGATAAAGAAAATCTTCCCCCTCCCGAAATTTTAGGCAAAGAATTAGACGAATGCTATGAGGAATTGTCAAGGGACATGAGTTGGAGTGAAATCGTAACGATGAATACACGTAATTCCGGTTACAAGGATTTTACGGTAGATATGTTCAAAACGTATTTAAAACATTTTTTCGAGAAACTTCAAAACGAGGGAGAGGTAAGGAAAGCACCAAAGGATGCGAAATCACACTTTGCTAGATGGCTGAAAATTGAGCTTGAAAAACAACGAAACAATGGGAACAATAGGAGCTGTTATACAAGCAAGCAGGAAGCTAACGCCTACGCTCTTAGCTTGCTACAACAACATAAGCGAGACCTCGAAGAAGGCTTGGCTGACCAAATGGAAAGACCGTTCTGAGGTTGAAAGAGTATTTTCACCAACTCAATGGGGATATACCCTTCAGAATCCGGAAAAGGCTTATATGGCAGACTGTCCCTCGCTGATGCAGTATGATGCGCTCTACGGCCATGGTTCCTCCGAATATTGGATTGACATACAGGTGTCCGGCATATTCGGGGCTTCCAACAGCAAGGAAAAGGGAGTTGCTGACGGAATAAGAATCTTCTGCCAGTCCTTTGCCTCACAGGTTAAGGCTTACAAACTTTCTGAGTTGATGTTGTTTTTCGCACGCTACAAAGCTGGAAAATATGATAATTCATTCGCCTCTTTCGATGCCAGAAGAATTGGCAATGCCTTTTTCAAGGAGTTCAGCCCGGAAAGGAATTATGAGCTGGACGCTATAAACCGAAAAAGAATCCAGAATGAGATAGAGAACAGAAGATTCACTCCACCCGAAGGATATTCTTCTTTGAGCTGGTACAACGAACTAAAACGCCGTGCGGAATCCGGTGATGCAGAATCCAAGCAAATAATAGATTTATGGAAAAAATCAAAATAAAGTGGAGCTCCAAAGGCATGAAAAGACGTAAAGAGATATGTGAACGTTTCGGTTTCAGTTCATATCTTACCCTGAACCATGAATCTGAGGTGTATGTCAGAGCTGAGGACCTGCCTGTCTTTAACGAAACTATACGACGTGGTTTTCTGACCGTTTTACCCTCCGGTAAAAAGGCGTAAAAATGGCGAAGTTTCTGTTTGTAAAACTTGTTCTCAACGTTTATCTTTACTGATATAACAAACTAAAAGTCAAACCAATACATTAAAATTATGGATATTAAAAACATTCTGATTGACAAAATCAATCCTTCTCCGATAAATCCGGAAAATAGCTTTGATGGAGCCGCCTGTCCGGATGAGAAAAGCGGCGATGTTATCAACATTAACGATGCTTATCAGATGAAAAGCATGATTCCATTTTTGACAAACAACTAACGACCATGGCAAGTAATGAAAGTTTCAAACAGGCAATCAAAGCCTATCTGGACAAACGGGCGGAAGAAGATTCACTGTTCGCCCCCAAATATGCGAATGAGAAGAAAAACATTGATGAATGCTGTAGCTATATCATGGGTGAAGCCAGGAAGCGTGGTAATGCCGTAGCGATTTCAGACGAGGAGGTCTACGGGATGGCGGTGCACTACTATGATGAGGACGATATCAAAATAAACCGGCTGCCTGCCGGAGAGAAAGCGTCCGTATCATCCCCCTCCAAACCTGTGGAACTCACCGAAGAAGATAAGAAAGCGGCACGTGACAGAGCAATCGCACGGCTGGCGGAAGAACAATACCAGACACTCAGAAAGAAAAACATCCGAAAGAAAGCGGATGATAATGTCCAACAAATGAGCCTGTTCTAATCATGAAACCGAGAACGAAACTTGAGAAACGTGTAACCAGACTAAGCGGCAAACTGTCCGCCGTTACCGAAGTACAAAAAGAATGGGCGAAAGAACATATATTCACCCACGAAGCATATAGGTGCAAGGATGAGCTATGGTGTTCCGAGTGCGGCGGAACATGGATAGACACAAGCAATAGCGAGCTGGGAACCACCCTGCTCGGTGATACGACCGAATGCCCGTACTGCCACCACAAACTGGACGTAAAGGTCAGCCGGAAACGAAAAGTCGAGGAAGAAAAGTACATGTCCATCTTACAGACCGCCGGAGAGTTCCAGATCATAAGACATATACTATGCTGCAAGTACGTCAGAAAAAGGAATTTTGATTTGAACAGCAGACAGGATTATATTCACTATACTTTCTTTGAAGTGGTTCAGGAATGGATCACCGTCGAGGGGAAACGCACCATCATGGCAAAACCGATGAATATGGGAAGCAGCGGATGGATATATTCGGAACCACTGAGTATAAAGGGTGAATACGGCAGTTACAGTTGGAATTATCGTGGAGACCTATATGCGATATGGGGATGGATATATCCAAGAAAGAAACTGCTCCCGGAATTGAGAAAGCGGGGAATCGGGAAACGGTTCCCCGATGTACCCCCCTCAAAACTTGTACGAGACCTTCTGAAAGGTGGTAATGACGCGGAATTATGTATCAAGACCGGACAGACGGATATGTTGAAGCATATGTACAAAACGGGCTATTACCAGCTCCGATATAAACCGTCCTTCAACATCTGCAACCGCAACCGTTATATAATCAGAGATGCAAGCATGTGGAATGACTATATAAGCCTGCTGTCCTATTTCCACAAGGATCTGCATAACGCCAAATACGTATGTCCCAAAAATTTGAAAGCCGAGCACGACAGATTACTAAGAAAGAAAAATGAAATTGAGGCAAGGCAAAGAAGGGAAAGGGACAGAATAAAGGCTATCCAAAAAGAAAAGCAGCTCAAGGAGGATATAGCATCATTCTACAACCGGATGGAAAGATTCTTCGGCATGGAAATCAAAGGCGACGGCATAGTCATCCGTCCGCTTGAAAGCGTAACCCAGTTCTACAAGGAGGGCAAAGCCATGCACCATTGTGTATACGCCAACAGGTATTACAGACGCAGTGAATGCCTGATCATGACAGCCATAGTCGGAGAAAAACATGTGGAAACCATCGAAGTGAATCTTAAATCTTTTCAGATAGTACAGTCAAGAGCCGTATGCAACGGAACATCGGAGTATCATGACTGCATTATCCGGCTGGTGGAGAAGAACATGAGTCTGATCAAAAAACTTACTGCATGAACATCTATCACACAGAACCCAGATTCGACTGCGAGAAATTCGCTCCATGCGGGCGCATCTCCCTGCACAAATGCCGGAAATACAAAGGCAGACTGGATGAATGCAGAGGATGTACGCTTGTACACCGTAAAGCCAAGACGGTTGCCGGTACGGAAGCAGGAAGAAAGGTTTGTCCGCATTGCGGACGTTCCCTTCCGCTCCACCGGTTCTATAACAGGACTGTCAGATATGGGGATAAGGAATACCAATGTCTCACCTCCTGGTGCAAGATGTGTATGAGTGAAGTCGCAGCGGAAAGAAATCGTAATAATTAATTTAAAAATCCAATGAAAAACGTAACGAAAATAGCCAAGAAGTCAGCCGGACTTAGCCAAAAATGTTCGATTTGTCCACTTATGCGAAGATGTACTTTAGAAATCCATAGAGCTTGTTTTGACAGCTTTGTGGAGGGATTTAAGAAAGGAGTCAAGGCGGCAGAAAAGGAAATAAACAAGAAATTCAAAATAAGAAAAATATGAAAACTTACAATATGCAGAACACCCCCAAACAATGGATTGATATAGAAGGATATTCTAAATATGAAACAAACGGAGAACGCGTAAGAAATAAAACTACATGTAGGATAATAAAGCCTGTTAATGGCAGATATCTTCTATATGATGACGATACAAAAAAACAACGTGCTATTTGTGTCAACCGGCTGATGTATGCTGTATCCCACCATATCAATCCCAACAAGTTGGGCAGAGTATGGGTTGTATCACTCAATGGCAGGATAGAATTGAAAACAAGATATGATTTTCTCGAACTTGCACGCTCCAAGATAAAGCCCCAAATGACAAGTAAAGAGGTTGTTCAATGTAATTTGAATGCGCTGGATTGGCTTCAAAAAGTGAAATTGTATTACGATACCGAAGACATTACGGATATAGCATTGGAGTTAAGTAAGTACAAAAAACGTATATGCACCTATATCGTAAAACGTAAATTCACAAACAGGCCACAAATGCTGGAAGAGGTATGGAGTTACATATATGAGGAAACATTATGTACCATTGCGGAAAGGAAAGGTAATGTATTGGAGCCGTTTAGTTATATGTCAAGAGTTGCGGCCAGTTATTTTTCAAAAATTAGAAGAATGAAAAGAACCGTATTCCAATTCGATGAAGCGAGAGACATATATTGATTCCAAGAAAGAAAGGAGCTAATATGGGATTAAGTATTTATGCCTTAAAATTGGGCGATAAAATATCAAGAGAGGAATATGATAATACCGGGAATGGGTGGTATGTTTATCAAGCGCACGGAATGGAACCGATAAACCATATACCTACGGTTGAGGAAGGCTGCTATAAAGCTGATGTTTTATATTCCGACTGTGATATTTTTTATTCAGAATATTCTATTTTCAGAGATATAATATCACATGTGGTTTTGAAACATGATGTAAAGTACGTTTGGAATAACGTAAACAACTTCATAGGTAAGCCATTCATTGAATTTTTGCAAACATCTGATTGTGAAGGTGCGATAGATTATACGGTAGCAGAAAAGATACTGCATGATTTTGAGAAATACGAGTCTGTTATAAAGCCAGAATTAAATGAATATCTGTGTCGTTTTTTCGATCATTATGTTTGTGTCCTGAAAAAGACTGTAGAGAATAAAGGAATAGTGTATTACTCATAACAAATCAATAAATAACCATGAATAGTGACAGACAGAAGATATTAACTGATTATATTTCCTACTTATATACAACAAGAAGGACTTATGATACCATCGGTAAATATATCAAATATGTAACGGATTTTCTTGAAAGTGCCGAAGATGTCAATCGTCGTAGCTATCTGGCTTATAAGCGTGAAAATGCCAATATTGGGGCACGTTATCCATTGATGAGTGAAGCCATTTGTGATTTATTACATCACCTTAAAATCGGATATAACCGCCGAGAGCAGAAAATAAAGACGTTAGAAAGACTTGATGCCATTTCGGAGAAGAATAGAAAACTGTTGAATGATTTTATAGTGTGGTTGACCGACAACAATGATTATTCGCCACATACAGTGGATATTTATTATACATCCTTGAAGCAATACTTTGAATATGTGAATGAGATCAATATGGAAAACTGCAAGCGGTTTATACGGACTTTAGAAGAAAAATCATTATCCCCACAGACTATCCGTCTACGTATCACCGCTTTGGAAAAATTTTCTAAATGGCTAAAAAAACCGATAGAGCTTAAGCGACCTAAGATGAAGCGCAAGCTCGATGTAAACAATGTCCCGACAGAAGAGGAGTACAACCGCCTACTGGATTTTCTGAAAACGAAATCCAACAAGGATTACTACTTTTTTATCAAAGTATTGGGTACAACGGGTGCCCGTCTGTCAGAATTCCAGCAGTTCACGTGGGAAGACATTATATCCGGGGAGGTAACACTAAGAGGGAAGGGTAACAAGTACCGTCGATTTTTCTTTCAAAAACAGCTACAGCAAGAAGCGAAGGCTTATGCTAAGGAACATGGTAAAACCGGGATTTTTGCGGTAGGGAGATTCGGTCCGATCACACAGCGGGGCTTTTCCCAGCACTTGAAAGCATGGGGAAAACATTGCGGTATTGATTCAAGGAAGATGCACGCACACGCCTTTCGTCATTTTTTCGCTAAAATGTTCCTGAAAAAAAACAAAGATGTTATTCAACTGGCTGACCTTTTAGGTCATGGGAGTGTAGACACAACAAGAATTTATTTACAAAAGAGTTATGACGAGCAAAAAAGAGATTTTAATCGAAACGTTACATGGTAGCCTTGAACCATTTAAGCAGCTTCCGACCCTGATTGACAAGGAAACCATTTATGACGAGACTGGACATGTAGACACCGAGTTTCTGACAGCCATACTGGAGTGGATGTCAGTCAATGCCTCCATTGCTATCGGTGTACAAAAATCATTGCACAGGCTATTAGGCATTGAGGAGAATAAAGAAAGCAAGAAAGGTACAGCTGACAGTGGGAAGAACTGGAGCGTTGAAGAGATACTGCGGCATTGTACCTTGGAGAACGGTTTGTTGAAACTTCCCAATGTGCAGTTCAATAAGAAATCGTATGCCGAGGCTAAGAAATGGATTGAAGAAGCCGGCGGATCTTGGCAGGGTGGAAAGGCTCAAGGGTTTACATTCCCGTTCAATCCGGAGAGGGTGTTCTCAATTCTTAAAGAAGGGAAGCGCTGTAATCTTCAGCAGGAATACCAGTTTTTTGAAACGCCGGCTGAGGTGGCGAACTGGCTGGTTATGCTTGCCGGCGGAATACATGAAAATGATACGGTACTGGAACCGAGTGCCGGCCGCGGTGCTCTCATTAAAGCCATTCATCGAGCTTGTCCTTCTGTAACAGTGGAATGCTATGAACTGATGCCGGAAAACAGAGAGTTTTTGTATACCCTTAGCAACGTAATATTGCTTGATGAAGACTTTACCAAAGACAGTGTAGGTAGTTACACTAAGATTATTGCAAATCCTCCGTTTTCCGGTAATCAGGATATAGAGCATGTCAGGCTTATGTATGATCGATTAGAACAAGGTGGAACCCTTGCAGCAATAACCAGCCAACACTGGAAATTCGCTTCGGAAAAAAAATGTATTGATTTCCGCAACTGGCTGAAAGAAGTACATGGAGAAGTGTTTGAAATCAGCGCAGGCGAGTTTAAAGAGAGTGGCACTTCTATTAGTACAATGGCGGTAGTTATAAAAAAATAATTCAAAATAAGAAAGAAAGGAATAAAATGAAGATAATAGTAAGTTTCTCCGGAGGCAAGGATTCTCAAGCATGTTTAATCCAAGCTGCTAAGCAATACGGAGCCGATAAGATAGAAGCTGTATTTTGCGACACTGGCTGGGAACATCCCGATACATACCAGCACATAACGGATGTATGTAAGCAGATGGGTGTTAGAATAACAACGCTTAAGCCGGAGTTTAATTTTATAGAAATATGTAAGAAGTACAGACGTTTCCCGGATCCTATTCGTAGATTTTGCACGGTTGACCTCAAAGTTAAGCCGATGGTTGACTATATACTATCTCTCCAAGAGAGTTGTATTATCATAGAAGGAATACGTGCGTCAGAAAGTTATAAACGTTCATCTATGGAAGAAGAGTGCATGTATTTTAAATCATACTTTACTCCCAATGAAAAAGGGAAATTCGCCTCATATAGAAAAAAAGATGTGAAGGAGTGGTGTGGAATGTATGATGCCTCAGTTTTAAGATCGGTTTTTCGATGGACTGCTCAAGAAGTTATAGATTGTATTCTTAATGCTGGTCAAAAACCAAATCCACTTTATTCAAGAGGATTCTCGCGAGTTGGTTGTTTCCCATATGTGATGTCAAATTTGCAAAATATAAAGATGCTTCTGAATGATAAGGAGATGTGTAGCAGGCTAAAGAATGTAGAAGATGAAGTTCGGGCATTACGTCCCGGTGCATCATTCTTTAAGTCGGGTTTCATTCCCAAATACGCTTGTGCAAATCGAAAATATCCAACAGTAGAAGATGTATTTTGGTATGTGACCGATAAGAACGCCACACTTGATGCTTTCGAACCGGAAGGAGGTTACGCCTGTATGAGTATGTTTCATGGATTATGCGAATAATAATTAACGGATAACCGAACAAAAATGAAAATAACCCATCCCAGACCAAGAGAGTCGCCCGATCATACAGGATCTTTGAGAATATTAATATAGTCCTAACAATTACCTGTCAAACAATGATAACATTGAATAAATTGGCGAAGAGATGCCTTGAAACAGCAATGCGCAAAGGTAAAATCAATAATTATACCTCCAGGCGTGCCTTTATCTTATTGATTTCTGTTAAATGGAGGGAATTGCTTGAAGCTTCGAAATATCACAGCAAGCATCTGCCCGGTTATTCAGAACAGGAGATTGCCGCTGCAGGTATCATCATTTCCACCATAACTTATCTAAGCCGTATCGGATGCGCAAATATCGAGCAACTGATCAAGGATACGATAGAGTTCAATGACAACAAGGATGAATAGGTGTTGTGACTGACTTGAGTGATGTTGATTTTAAGTGTAGTTGATAAATAGTGAGTTATGACAAAAAACATTTCTATAAAGCTGCTGGACTTCAACAAGGGCCAGCTCGCCGGGCTTCCGAAGAACCCACGTTTCTTCCGGGACTATCGCTTCGAAGCGATGAAAAAAAGTATTTCCGACTCTCCTGAGATGCTTGATCTCCGTGAACTTATCGTTTTTCCATCAGAAGGCAGATACATTGTCGTTTGTGGTAACCTGCGTTTACGTGCCTGTAAGGATTTGGGCTATAAAGAACTTCCCTGCAAGGTGCTGCCAGACGATACACCCGTAGCCAAGCTTCGTGAATACGCCACAAAAGATAATGTAAGTTTCGGTGAGAATGATATGGATATTATGGAAAACGAGTGGGATAAGGCTGAGTTACAGGACTGGGGTATTGAGTTCGCTCCAGAAAAGGAAAAGGATGAATTCAAGGATCGTTTCAACGCCATATCGGATGACAACGCCCTGTATCCTCTCATTCCCAAATATGATGAGAAACATGAACTATTCATCATTATTTCCGGTAATGAGGTGGACAGCAACTGGCTCCGTGAACGGTTGGATATGCAGCACATGAAATCCTACAAGACCGGCAAGATAAGCAAATCGAATATCATTGATATAAAAGATGTACGCCATGCCTTGCAAAATAGTAATTCCAAGCCATAAAAGGCATGACAGAGTGTTCGCCAAAAAGCTGGTGAATGATCCCATTGTCTGTGTGGCCGAGAGCCAAGCAGACCTGTATCGTGAATTTAACCCGGATTGCGAGATTGTCACCCATCCCGATGACATCATTGGTCTTATCCCCAAACG